AGCTAACGTACAGAAAGAGATTGCACAACGTGTAGATAACGCCATCTCACAAACCACCCTGTGGGACTACAACGGTGTACCCGACCCAGACAACATCCCACGCTACACACCTGACCCAGAGCCTGAGCTACGTAATGCCGCTACACCATTCGACACACAAACTGCTGACATCAGCCCGTGCACACTATGAGTTACAAATGCCCCCTAGGTACCAAGCTAATCGAAGACGGTGAACTAAACAGGCCACCCAAGTGGTCAGCCGAAGACCGTACCATCCTAGCTGACATGGCGTACTGGCGTGGGTACGTGCAACGTGCCGCCGCTGACCTCGACGCTGCGTATGACCCTATCCAACTGCAAGCACAGCAAGTCGTGCAGAAGAGCCAGGAGTACTGGGAACGCCTGGTGTTCGAGGCTGGGCAGCTCGGTACGTTACGCCCCACCAACACTAAGCGTGTACAGAACTTCCTGCGTGAGTTAACCGCGTGGAAGACAGACTCATTAGCAGCCATCCGCAACCCCATCATCAATGCAGGCCGTAACGCTGCTGGTACGATTAGGGAAATGGGTATCTACCGTATGCAGGGCGAGGTCGCAACCCTCGATAAGATGCTCAAGACCACAGCCAAGGCTCGTGGGGTAGACCTACGACCCGCTGACATGGTACGGTTCCTGGAGGAAGGTCTCACCCCACAACGCATTTCGGTGTACGGTAATACTGAGAAGCAGATTGAGAGGCTGACAGAGCGCTACACCAAGTTCCACTCTGACATGCTAGCCCGTGGCTTCACAGACGACGACATGGTGGAGCTGCTGGAGCAGTCAGCCGTGGTGTCCTCACAGTGGGACTCGTTACGTGCAGCCCAGCTAGGTATGGGCCTAGAGGTGGGTGACCTGTTCAACATCGGCTACGTCAAGCGTGAGCTGACGGACACAGCACGTAGCATCATGACTGACATCGGTGCGCTAAAGTGGGATGAGAACGCTGTAGAGAGCTTCATCACCAAGTCGCGCTCTACGTGGGAGTACTTGGTGGAAGACCACACCACTACGGCACGACTGCTAGGGCTGGACGAAGACGTGCTGACAGAGCTGATAGCTAACCCCGGTAAGTTTGCTGAGTACCTGGCCACAAGTGTAGACGAGAAAGACCTGAACCTGTTGGTGGACAGTGGGATGCTCAGCAAGATCCCCATGCTGACGAACGACGTAGCTGAGATGATGGTGCGTAGCTACAACCTACCCCTCAACATGTCACACGACTTGTTTATCATGGACCCTGCACAGGCCACAGCCAAGGCTGTCGAACGCTTGACAGAGCAGGTACACAACGCTGCTATCATGAAGCTGGTACACACAGAGGGTGCCAAAGCTGGGTGGGTTATCACCCTACAGATGAAGCAAGCTGAGCCTGAGAAGTTTGCATCATTCGTCAAGCTGTCTGATATTGTGGGTGAACCTCTGGCGGGCCCACAGTGGGACTTCGTTCACCCCACAGTAGCGTACCAGCTCAAGGGTATCATCAAGGTCAGCAAGTCCCCAGGTGACCTACAGCAGATGGCTGTGGTTGCTAACTGGCTGGGACGTTCATTCCAGAAGCAAGCCCTGGGTAACCCCATTACAGCATCCGCGTACCTGATGCGGCAGTACGCCAGTAACTTCCTCTCTACTGTGGGTGCTGGTGTATCAGCCGCTACGTTCAACACCACCATGTTCGACATGATGAAGCTGGCACAGGGTGGGCTGAAAGCCTTCGACGATGTGAAGCCATACCGTGTGGTGTCTGGTGAGGTGCTGACACAACGTGGGTTCTACGCTTTTGCACTGCGCAACCTCAGCCCTGAGCTGCTACCAGGTCTAAGCGTGGCTGGTAAGCCGCTGTTTGACTGGACCAAGCTAGACCCACGCTATGCCGTACAGCAGCTAAACTACATACGTGCGATGGGTAACGCGGGTGTAGCTGAGTACGGTAAGGCGGTGGGTAAGTTTGCCAACGGTCTACATGATGCTGTGCTGACCCCCGCACTGAAGATGGCACAGCTCATCGACATGTCAGGTCAGATTGCTGTAATGCGTGGGAAAGCACAGCTCCCCACAGAGAACCACCTAGCTGAGCTGAATAACGTATTGTTAGGTCTTGGCGGTGGGGACCGTATAGCAGATGGTCGTGACTTGCTCAACGAGGTACGTCGTCACTTCCCCATGATGGACGACAGTACTGCTATGATAAACGCTGTGTCGTTCTTCGCACCGTTCCACAGTTGGGCTATGCTGAACCTCCCACTCCAGATACAGGACGCTATGCGCCGTCCCCAGAAGTGGATTGCATGGGGTAGGGCGTACAGCATGTTGACGGACAACGGCCTAGAGGGTGAAGAACCAGTGCAAGGTGAGTTTCAGCAGTGGGAGCTAGACCAACACGGTGTGGTGCTGCGATACGACAAAGACACTAAGCAGACCACCATGCTAATGACTGAGAACTTCGACCCTAAGTGGGGTGCTGCTACGTTTATGATGGACCTGTTCGATAAGAGCGAGTCACAGGCTGAGTTCCGCAGCAAAGTCAAGGGCGAGACCACACAGAAGTGGATGAGTGGGTTGATGTCTAACACCTACCTGAGTGGGTTTTACAAGGCTGCCTCCGGTATCGACCCACTCACAGGTGTGCGGCGGGATGAGTCCCCACTCAGCTTCAACCAGTTCGCTGGTATTCCAATGCCTGCTGCTGTGGCTGCTGTGCTGAGCATCTCACCCGTCATAGCCTCACTTGACAGGCTGCCTGTACTGAGTGGGACTCGTGCTGTGGAGGACCCACGTACGGGTGCTGTGCTGCAAGCTGCTAAGGATGGGTGGATGGGTAACCAAGGTACCATCCGACCGAAGCAGCTAGCTGGGATGGAGTCTGCACTACAGGTACTGGGCTCCAACTACAGGGTCATCGACGGTATACGCAACATGCAGTACACCGAGAAGGATACGGCTGGGCTCATCAAGGACATCCAAAGCAGGTACCAACGGGAGCAGCTTAAGCTGGCCCACGAGCTGCGTATCGGTACAGTCAAGGAGGATAGTGACAGCTACCGTCAGCGGTTGAAGACACTGAACACCATGGTTGATACAGTGCTGCAGCTCAACGTTGACCTAGGACGTATTGAGTTGTGGGCAGCAGCTAACGGGGTGCCGTCACTCCGAGCGCTGGAGGAGTTCAAGAAGCGAGGCATCGCCACTTCTGACCTCCCCATCCCAGGTGCAGACTACTATCAAAAACAAATTGACGCGGCTATGAAAGCCAAGGGTAAGTAACATGTCAAGCAGAACAAACTCGGTACAACTCGCGCGTTTCCTGAATGGACAGGGTGCATCTAACAGTGTAGTACTCAGTGGTGATTTGGTGGGGGTATTCATCCAACACACCACAGCGGCTGAGATTAAGCTACAAGCTTCTCTAGACAATACTGTTTGGTGGGACGTGGTGTCCATCACAGGCACACTAGGTGCACCGATAGCTAGTGCGTCTGACCGCAAGTTCCTTACGCTGTCTAAGGCGCTACCTTTGTCAGGCACCACGGTACGTTTAATATCGACTGTGGCTGTAGGCTCACAAGTAGACTGCTGGATTTCTGTAGCTAACGACTAACAACACAGGGGGTGCAAACCCCCACCAAGGAGTATCATATGCCGCGTAACGACACACTGTACTTAGTAGATGCTAAAGAGGTTCGTAACACATTTCTCTACGCACCTGCAACAAAACAGAATGGTAATGCTTTTCTGTACACCTGCTACGGGACTAACGGACCTGTAGCGATGTCAGACCCTGACGCCTTAGCGTACGCTACGGCTGGTGGTGTACTCACCACACCAGAACGTCTGGCATTGAACGCTCTGGTGTCTAACCTGAAGAGCAATGGGCTGTGGGTCAAGATGCACGCCATCTACCCGATGACGCCTAACAACGCTACGTTAGCCGACTCGTACAAACTAAACCTTAAGAACGTAGCACTGCATGAGCTGACTATACCAGGTACTGTAACCTGCACTACACAGGGCTTACGTAACAGCTCAGGAAGCTTTAGTCAGTGTACGTCAACCACGTTGAACTGGGCTGTGGTCGCTCCTGAGAATCTATCTATAGGTGTCTATTACAAAGATTACGGCGTACCTGCATTTAACCAGACGGATGCGTCACTATCGGGTGCTGTTACTGTATCTGTACAGACACGCACATCAGGAGCACCTGGTGCTTTGGTGGGTGAAGCGGGTTACAACATTGACACACCTAACACCCCCACTACATCGCTAGCGGGTCTGTCAGCTAGTCCAGGTCTGCACGTAGTTACACGGTTTAACGGTGTCACTAGCTACTTTGTTAACACCACTGCTATAGCAGTGTCACCAACTGGTGCGCTGCAAACAGCTACAAGTGGTGGACAGTTCGGCTTAGGTAGTGCAGCTACAGCGCCTATCTCTTTTGCGTTTGTAGCAGAACGTCTTACACAAGTTGAACTGAATGCGTTGCAAAACATTGTAGATACCTACCAGTCTGCATTGTCACGTAGGTTTACAGGTATCGCAGGTCCTGTAGACTCTCAGAACTTCATACAAGTTACACAGCTCACACGCTGGCGTCACGCTGAGATTGTTAACGATTTAATCACAGGTTTGTATGTTGATAATCTCTGGTCACTGATAGATGCTTTGTATCCGTTTATTGGCGGCAATGCCTGGTCACACAGTGTCAACGCCAAGGACCCACTACAGTATCAGATTACTTGGAGCGGCACATTTACACACAGCGCACTCGGCATATCAAGCACTGGTGGAACAGGCGTAACAACCCTCGTCCCAAGTTCATCAAATTGCTATATCGGCGTTTACTGTGTTAGCAGCCCAGGCCCCCTGGGGCTGGAGGACGTGACCGCTGGGACTGCACCAGTTCGGCATTTTATACACTATCACCATCCAGCAGGCGTCTTCTTCGACGCAGGAAATGACGCCGATTCACGAATAAGCACGACAATGACGGGGACAACCGGATATAGAGCTGGTTCGAGAGTTGGTGCTAATATGTGGCTGTTTAATGGGACAACAATAGCCATTAGTCGGTCGAACGTCACGAACTTTGGAAATGTGCCGACAACTCCGTTTCGTATAATGCCACCAAATGGACCCACTAATAATTCAAGAGTCTTTGGGTCTGTAGTTATTTCGCGAAACGGCTTGACACCTGCTCAGCACAATCTATTGACTGACCGACTCCAATCATATCAAGATGCCCTAGGCCGTGCTGTTTAATAACACGAGAAACCCCACTAAGCATTACGCCTGGTGGGGTTTCTTGTTTACCTAACCGAACAGCTTATACAGCACTCTGTAGACTTTAACAGCTCGTATCACAAACTCGTAAACAACAATCGCAGTCAGCATGTACTCAAGTTGTACGCTCATGTTCAATCAATCCACAACGATGTACACCATAACAGTAGCAGAATAGTTAAGCAACCGCCTACCAGTCCGCCTATAACAGCCAGTACTTCACACATTAGTAGGTACCTCGTCTTCCAACTTCATCCACTGGTCACCTGGGTCGAACGGTACGTAAGCGTTGTATTCGCTATCCACCAGCCACAGCACACCTTCGCTGTTCTCAACCCAACTGCAAAGCATGTACTCATACTCTTGATCTTGCTCGGCCCGGCGTAGCAGCACCTTAGCTACGTGCTCTTGTGGTGGGACGTTCTGCCACAAGTTCAGCATAACATCGTTACACAGATAGTCTATGTCATCGCGTGTAGGCCATTCAACAGAATCCCGTCCTGTCCAATTATCCACACCAGCAGCAAGTAAAGCATGATAGTCTGCGGACTCTATGACAAGCTGTCTCAATCGTTCTGCGTCAATCTGTACGTACATGTTGTATCTCCTAGAAGTCGTATTGTTGTAGCTTAGGTAGTTCGCACCACTGCACAATGGTGAAGCCTGAGTCTGCTAGAAGCACGTAGCTCCCACCATAGACTACTAACCATTGCCCAGGGATAACTTGCTTAGCCAGAATGTACTCGTTGCTGTCAGACCTGTCTTCGTGAAATGCCATGCAGAGGTGCATGTAGCCTAGCCTGGGCTGACGGCAGCTTGTGGCGGATATTGGTTGGAGGTTCATAGTACCGGCAGTGCCTCCAATATAACCCAGCCATGTACGAAGCCATTCAGCTTCTCCCTGTTGCAGTACACCCAGCCTGTACTGTTGTACGTTACAATCTTGAACTCCAGTTGCTTGGAGGTCCTACGACTGCGCCACAGTACAAGGAACGTGTGGTGGTAGAGGTCACGGGGTACCTCGGGTACATCAGCCACGTCACGATAGTAGTTTACAGGACGTGTGAAGTATACGTCATCCGGTTGGTCACTCATTACTCACCCCTGCCATTACACTGTACGCGTGTAACATCGTAGCATAGTTACGTAACAGCAGCAGACCCAGGTCTGTGGTGTGGTAGGTGTAACCCAGTGTGTTGACACCACACGGCCTACGCTCTAGCAGGCCCAGGTCTATCAGTTTGTGCTGCATTGCCACGATAGCACCGTGTGAGAGCTTGAGATTACACATCATGTCAGCGGTGCGCACGTCGTTACGTCGTTTACAGAAATGCAGCAAGTCGAGGTTGTTCAGCATTAAGCGTGTCATTCGGGGAACTCCAGCGCGAGTTGTATTCCGTCAGCTCTAGCAGCAGGTATCTGCTTGAGTATCATAGCTAGCTCGTCTCGTGGTCTGATGACGTAACCAGCTCCGTCTTGGTGGTACAGCGTGTCAGCCCACTTAGAGTACTTGACACTATTAGGTATTTTACCCTGGGTGGGGTACGGTATACCTGTCTCGTACACCACATCCAGCAATGCATCCACATCATATGGTGGGATGTGACGCACCTGTTCCACCACCCTAACCAACCTCTCCCACTTGCGAGCTAGTGCGTGTGGGGTTGCTTCCACCACATAGAACTTGGCATTGGTGCGGTCACGTACAAGGAACGCTGCGTAGTCTGCCTTGAGTGTGTGGTAATAGAACGACAGTTGCGACAAGTAGCCGTAATCGTCGTGTGGGTTGTAGCGGAAGTCTTTAACCAGGTGACCACCCATAGACTTGACTTCCAGCACCACACGCTTCCCACCAGGTACAGTGACACACAAGTCATAGTGACCCTGTATTACACTGTGGGATACCAACCCTTCTGTGGTGTAACGTAGGCTGGGTGTGAGATCTAGGACAACCTCAGCCCAGGCTTGTGCTACCCTACCCTCGTACATTATAGCCGCTGATTCCAGGTTGAAGCTGCGGCTCTGCCCGTACCACTTGTCTAGGATCTGTGTGACCCAGGGCCTGCCGATGCTGCTAGCTCTGAACTGCACAGCCGGGTCATTCTCGTGCTCAGCCACGCTGTTCAGCTTTGCTAGCACCATAGCGTTGACCTGGGTGGGGTCACACTTGATAGCTTGCAGGTTGCTGAATAACGATTCGAGCTGTACTAGAGGTAACACCATGATTAGTACCAGTCCGATTGAGTGGGCTTGTCTACAGGCGCGTCAGGCACATCGTACCGACCTGTGTCGAGAGAGGCTGTAACCTTCCCTGTGTAACCGTACTGCCCTGAGGTTTCCCACAGTGCTACGTTCAAGAAAGCTACGTGCTCACCCTTGGCTTCAGCGTCCATCATAGCCTTGACTAGGCGCTCTGCCCAGTCGCGGGTGATACAGATGAAGCCGCGAACGTCAGGATGCTTGTTGGTGGGTTTGTCACTAACCACCTCCAACTTGATGATGGCGTCCTGGCGTGGTGAGTACGTAGCGGGTATGAGGTCAAACATCTAGAAGCTCCCGTTCATTCCTACAGGTGTCACGTCTTCAACCACGTCAGCCACAGCAGGTGTGCTGTACAGAATCTTGTTGAGGTCGTACTTCTCTTGAACAGCTAGCATCTCCTCTGTGGTGGGGCGGTTAGCTGGGCGTACTAGGATAGCGTTGACACTGTACTTAGTCTTCAGGCCCTTGCCCGCTGTGCTAATCTTGAAGGCGTGCCAGAAGCTGCCGTCATCCTCGCGGAACTCTCTGTCACGGTAAATACGCACGATGTCAGCCTTGATGCTGAGCTGTGTAATCTCCAGCAGTCCATCGCTACGTGTGCCGTCCTCAGCGTACAGGAACACAGGGAACACCATGAACTCTTTCACGCTGTCAGCCTTACCATCCTCACCCACACGAATGTCTGGCGTAGCTGTGAACTTCTGTGGGGAGCGGATGCACTTCTTGTCGTTAGTCCAGTAGCTGTATCCGATGGCACATGGTCCAGCCAACAGCACTTTGATAGCGTTACCGTCAGAGGGGAGCTTGATGAAGTTCCCACCAGTTGATACTACATACTCGTCAGGAATCAGGTTCATCATAAAGTCGTTCATCGTTAGTACCAGTGTAGGGTTTGTTGGTGGTGCAGTTTAGGGGCATGACCCAGGCCGTGTAGCTTAAGGCTCCAGCACAATGTAACGGACGGTGTCGGGGTGTACAGGTTCTGGTGCGTAACCATTATAGTCCAGCCAGATATTAAGCACCCAGTTCATAATGCTGTACTCGTAGTGAGTATCACCACCTTCATCAGGCGCGGACTCCCATCTAACTAGAGCAAGCGGTGTAGCGTGTGTAGGTGGGTCACCTTGTTGCCAGAGCTCCTCAGGTATTGCTTGGTATGTAGTTGAAGCCATTAACAATGTCCTCCAGGTGTTCAGGTTCTATGTGCGGGAATCTACGTTGCAGCCCAGCGGTACTCATACCGTCGCGGCTTAATTGGCGTATACGGATGTGGTCACTTATCTCGTACACAACATGATGACCCAGAGGTCTGTCATCATCAACATCGTTAGTGCTAGTAAGCACAGGTGCAAGTGCTTGGTCATGTGTCCATCCTTTCTTACGACGTTCGTTGTACAGTGTACGAGACACGTTAGCAGCAGCTAACTCAGCGTTGCTGATAGGGTGTATGCAGTTGGGCCTTGTCATAAGCCTCCATGTAGGTGGGGTTATCTGGATACCGTGGGTCACGGCCTGCACGTTTATCGTCCTTAGCGACGACTTCGATACCGAACAGTAGTGTGCGTAGCATATGTTAAGCTCCTAGTCTAGCTTCCAGTGCGTGTAACCTTCTGTGAGCCAGTGGAGTCATAGCCCACAGATTGGATGGGTCGTTGTTGCTGCGGTTGCTATCGATGTGGTGAATCACGAGACCGTCTGGTACCTGCTTCTTGCTGTGCTCTTTACACCACACTACTACGTGCTCGTACAGATACTCACCACCTACCTTGACTTTGATGTAACCAGTCGGGTCTACGTACCTACCAACATCACTGCTTATATCACCTGTGCGTCTGTGGTTCCGGATACTACGAGTCATGAAGCTACGACGCTCAAGCTCAGCAGGTGTAAGTAACTGACGTATGCGGCGAGCTATACACGTCTGATCTACACCCGTCTCTGCTTGAATTTGTCTACCACTTAACGGCGGCTCTTGTTTGATTAACCTGTCTATGTGTGTGTAATCTATTTTACGTGTCATTTTTCTGACCAATCCTGTACAATGTGGAACTCTGCTTTGATGTCAACACCACCTTGTGGGGTGTTAAGTTTGAACGATGAGAATATCTTGTTAGCCTTAGCTAGTACATCCTCAGCGTAGGTGGTAGGTATGTACAAAATACATTCGTCATGCACGCAAGCAGCAAACCACCCACCTACTTCAGTCACGTACGGCTCTAGTTGTACACACAGCTTATAGAAGATGCTAGCACAACCACCCTGCATCAGGCAGTTAAACGCTCTACGTTCTGCACTTGACCTGGCACCTTGGTCCTTCGATATAATCTCAGGGTAGAAGTGCCTGGTGTTGAGCACGTCGTAGAAGAACCCCACATTCCACTTACGATTCTCGTGTAGTACTTTGCGTACATCACGCTCGTTACGCAACTGGTTGTAAAGCATCTGCTGTAGCTCACCGATAGACAGGTTCTCCTTCACCGTAGTGAGAATCTCCAACGCCTCGGAGTATGTAATACCCAGGGTGAGCGACAACTTAGCAGCACCAGCCCCATAGTTCGATGCGAAGATACCGTTCTTAGCTTTACTCCGTGCAGCCTTGAAAGCTGTGGTGCCTGACTCCACCCCATACCAGTTAGACGCATTAGCGTCGTGGAAGTCAGTACCAGCACGTGACGCTTCAGCCATGCTGCTGTCATGCACCATCAGCTCCAGGTAGTAAGCTAGGATGCTAAGCTCAATCTGACTGAGGTCGCCCACCAGCATAGCGTAACCTGCTGGTGGGGTGAAGCAGGCCCGGATGCGTGGCCCCCATACAGGGTGACGTGCAGATACGTTCTGCATGTTCCTTTATACCTCCTATTCCTAGGAGGAGTAGACTATATCATTACAGCCCTACGATGTAGCGACTGATGTTCCGCGCTTCGAGTTGATTAGACTCTACTCCTTTCGGATAGTCGTTGCACGTTCCAACGAATGTAGTCGGTTATGCGCAGATAATGTCATCATCTGCAAATTGCTGAGGTTGTTGTTAGTAGGATTGTGATCTATATGATGTACAATCATACCTCTTGGTATCTCAGTCAAACCGAGCGCTTGGCACATTACAATGTGATGAACAAAGACATGCTTACAACCCTTACGTCCGGTGTACCAGTCTGGTTTGATTATCATTAGATAACCTTTACCGTCACTGACCTCACCTATATAACATGGGTGTCTATCACCACGCTTACCAAGCATAGGATTTTTATCACCTAGCTTAGACTGTCTGTAACAGCGTGTTTTTCTAGCAGCTCTGAACTCAGACGTGTAACATAACTCGTAATGTTCTCGAAGTACTGAGAGAGGCCAGCCTAGTTCAGAAGCTATATCAGCAATTGAAGTATCTGTGTTCTCAATTAGGTTATTAGCTTCGAGTTCCATACGTCGCGTAACTACAAACTTTACCATCGTGACCCTCCTATGGGTGATATGGTGTTGGCTTCGCTCAGGATTACCCGGTCTGGGCTTCCCCTGAATTCACGGAATGTTTTACTTCACCCTAACAGTTAAGGAGAAGAGCTACTTAGCCGGTGTGTGTCAGTACCTGTTTGGTTCCAACTGCCGTAAATAAAACCAGAGGTTTCATCACGCGCCTTAGCCAACCCAAACAGGTTGTTCTGTAGCCCGTACAACGACCGTACCTTGAGCAGCCGCTGCAAGCATAACTGTAGGGGTGAGCCTTCAGGTGCTTCGCTTAGGTCCCTGTTCAGTATGGCCTTGCTGGTGGCAGGCACACCGCTAGGTGTGACCTCCTTAGGCTTCCAACCGTTAGACATCAGCACAGCTACAACGTCAAGCGGTGAGCTGGTGTTGGGGGTGACAACTTTACCGGTCATCACCAACCCACCTTCAGTCTTCTTCAGCTTGGGTACCTGTGGGTAGTGTTGGGTGAAGCTCGTGACCTCATCCTCATACCCACTCATCAGCTCGCTCAGTGCTGGCACCAGCCTCTCTAGCTCTACATGCAACCCACCGTGCAGGCTCATCATTACTTCGATGAACGGTACATGCAGGTTGTAATAGCTGTCAGCTAGCCGTGGGTCGTGGTCTAGATGCATCCTAAGATGGCACCACAGATACCACGTTAGCTTAGTGTCAGTCATGCAGTAGGCTGCAAGGTCGTCATCCCACTCCTTGAGGAAGGACGGGGGTTGCTTGGCTTTGGGGTAGTCCAGCTCCTCACCCCAGCTATCCAGGCTGTGCTTGAGTCTGATGGGGCAGACACCGTGCGACAGTACCTTGGTGCAGTAGTACGAACCACGGGGTATCGTAACACCGAACTGCCTGAGAGACTTGATGTCGAACTCCGCATTGTGACAGATGAACTTGTAGTCGTCTGCGAGTAGCTGGTGCAGCCTGTCGATAGCAGCGGGAGCCCATGGGTGGGACTCCTCTAGCGCATCATTCTTGAGACATAGCCCAAGTATCCCACCTTTACCCCTTATTGTTTCTAACGATGTTGTCTCTATGTCCAGGGCTATCAGCTTCAACATTACCAGCCTTCAGTGTTATGCAACACTGTGTGTGCTGAGCGGGTCATGAGTTGTAGATTGTCGAGCTCATTGTTTAGCTTGTCTCGGTCTCTGTGATGTACGACCATACCTTTCGGTAGCTCAGTCAGACCTAATGCTGCACACATAACAATGTTATGTTCGCCTGCATAAATGGTACTAGGACAACCAGTATACCATTCTGGTTTTATTACATACCTGTGGCCACTCGACACGCTTACGTAAGCACCGTTTTGATAACGTCTCTGATTACCACGTTGAGCAGTAGCTATGCATCTCTTCTTCCTACTAGCTACAAACTCTGCTGAGTACTGTGCTTTGTAATCATCATCGAGATGTCGGCGACTACATCCAAATTTGTCTGCAATACGAAGTAAGGACATGTCAGTCTCTTCGATTAGCTTCTGGATTTCGGACCACATGTGTGGTGTGATTCTGTTCTTGGTTAACTTAGTCACGATTGGCTCCTGTAATTATTCTTGAGATAGTATACCGGCACCGAACCCTGACTCAGCTTCAACATTACCAGACTCGATAAGGTTCATCATAGCCAGTGCACCCACCAGTTCAGTAATCGGTGCAGCTTTGTGGGTGACTGCATCCCGTTCCAGTGTGTTGAACAGACCGTTCATCGTACGGGTAGCTCGGTCATCTAGCTGTAAGTCACCGCCCCACTCATTCTGGATAGCATCGATAGTCTTGACGTAGCTGTGGAATAACAGGGAGACAGCTTGCTCTAGTTGAGAGTATGTAGGTGACGTCATTAGAACTCCGAAGCCTCAGCGATGGTGTCAATACGTGTAGCAATCCACAGCTCAGCCTCTACATCTGACAGCTTTGGGATGCCGATGAACAAGTTCAAAGACCTAGCAGTGGTGAGTAGTTTAGATACCAGCTCACCAGCTACCCGCATATCCACACCGCTAGTAGGTAGAGCGTAAGTCTCGACACCGTTCAACAGCACAACCCCATCACGTACGCGCCACTCAATACCATTATGAACTTGGTTGGGTCTGCTAGCTATGAACTCGGCCAGCAGTGGCACGAGCTTAGCTGCTTCTTCGATCCTCAGTGTGACATGCTCTAAAGTCGTCCACCCATCTGCTGCCAAGCCTTGCTCTTCTATAAAACACTCTGTGGGAGATTGACAGAACACAACTCTGATGTCAGCAGCATCGTCGGGCCACAGTATAATAGGTTTAGTCATGGAGTACTCCTGGTATGTGTGTGTGTAAGCGCTGTATCACAGTCTGCACATCTGCCTGATAACCGTCAGGTAGGTTAGCCCGTATTGCTAGCGTCATAGATCTGTCAACTGTCTGACTCAGCGGTATGACGTGACGTGCATCAATGTCATCTAGCACCGCTTCAAGCAAGCCCTCTAGCGTGTGCTGTAATGCGTAGCTGTATTGCAGTAGCTCGTCGTAGGTGGGTTGTGCCATTACACCACCTCCCGTGCAACGCTGTGCTTATTCATCTGTACTGTGGGTGGTTGCTTGGCTTTGCGTAAAGCCCAGTGCAATTTTGAATGAGCTGTGTTTGTCATCAGTTGTAGATTGTCAAGACTGTTGTTTCCTTTATCGTGGTCGATGTGATGCACCACCATACCTTTTGGTAGCTCAGTAAAACCCAGTGCCTCGCACACTACGACTATATGTTCAGGTATGAATTTAGATGACTTCGCACCAGTGAACCAGTCAGGTCTACGGACAAATACGTAACCACTGTTAGCTCTCTTCTTACGCTTTACAGTACTTACTGCTATTGGATTGCAGCGCTGCTCACGTGCACACCGGTACTCTTGTGGGTAGTGCAACTCGTAACCTTCCTCAAGAAGCTGAAGGTCAACACCGGTCATCTCTGCAATCTGAGCAAGCGTGTGATTCGTAGACTGTATTAACTGCCGTAACTTCAGTGGTAGGAATGATTGCACCCTGATGGGTAGATACACTGTCATTGGCTGTACTACTCCTGTACTGTAGGTATGTGTTTGATCGATGTACCTACAATAACACTAGTTACTGTCAATGACATCAGTAGTTATACTGAAGTTTGTTTGCTGACACCTAGGACCGGTCTCTACCCCTCACCTACCCCTACCTACCCAAGGGCCACTAGAGGGGCCTTGGTGGGGCTTGTAGGCCCCGCTGTGTGGACATTGATCGGGGTTCCCAGGGTGTTAGCCGGGCCGGTCAACGATCGGGGTAGTACACTGAGTAGTACATGCGGTGGTTTACCCTACCGCCTTCAGCCAGTGCTCTACACCTGGCATAGTAACAGCTATCGTTGCAAGGTACAGGTCAGCTTGCCACTTAGGTAAGCGCGCTGTACCGCACCGCTCACGTCCTGTCTTCGGGTCGATGTGGCAGATTACGTAAGTCATGGCAGCTCCTCAACTGTGTATATAAGGTGGGGGAACATCTCACCCAGTAACGTTGCATCAGCCTTAGCTGACTGCTCTAACAGGTAGAGCGTGGGTAAGTAGAATCCGTGGTCTGTGTCAGTGTTGTAGCTGTGTATGCGGTAGCTCATAGCTTTTTAATCCAGTAGGTTGTGAACGGATCACTGACCTCCAGCTCGTCCAGCGCAGCTAGTGCAGCGGCGTGGGAGTAGCACCCACAACAAACGACAAGGTGCGTTTCAGGGTCAGAGTAGCAAATCGTGTACACGGTTACAACCTCACGAATGAGTAGGAGAATGACAGCGGACTCATGTACTCAAGTGCAGTAGCATTATGCACTTCCAGCTCATCAAGTAATGCACTGTGTGCATCTCCTGTGACTTTCGATAAGTCAACTGGTGAGCCAAGTACTTCGTGAGTAACAGTCGCCGTATTGGAGTAACAGCAAATAGTACCTCCAGGTAATGGACCTGCATAACCGTAGATCATTGTGGCTGTGACGTATAGCATGATTAAAGTCCTTGGTTACGTTTCCACAATCGACGTGGTAATGAGTCAGTAAGTTCAACAGTGAAACCAGCATTGCTGCCACGTAGCATGAGGCTTAAGCCACCCCACCAGGTGCTACTAAAACTAAACCAACCGGCATCAGTTACACCACATACTGTTAGTCTACCGAGCTTGAGAGAACACGTACAACAACCTGAACTGTCACACCATAGTCGCATAGTACTTGTACCACCTGTCAGGTATCATGTCAATTGAGCTGAGTTCCACGTCCCACGCAAACGATTGCAGTCGCTGTATCGTACGTGGTTGTGCTGAGCGTAAGAGAAAAGCGAGGTGTAGTTGTGGGTATTGCTCACAGAAGTGGCGGTACTTTGTCACGTCTTCGTATGCTACCCACTCCTTGCACTCCATGTAGATAGGCTTACCGTCTTCGTGTACACCCAGTCGGAAGTCTGGGGTGTACGTCGTAGGTATCGTGTAGTCTAGCGTAACAGGCTCGTAACGTAGCTTAGGGTATAGGATACCCAGTGTCTTCTCTTGGTGGGACTTATAAGAACCCAGCGTCTTGTTCTTTGTACGTCCGCGTTTCGATGTCATAATCTAGGTAGAAGCTTCCGGTCTTACCGGTGAAACGGTGGCGCATAACGGTGTAGATACGGCTCAACCCTGACTCCTGTAGCTGTACCCCCACAATACACAGTGGTACCTGTGACAGTGCGTATGAACCACGTAGGTCAGCCATGTTAATCGTACCCTCAGCGGCACCCCGTAGGCTGACGTGGGATACCACACACATAGAGATGCCATACGTTAAGCAAGCCTGCTGTAGTGTATAAAGCAAGGCGTCTAGTAGCTTGGTCTGTAGCCCGTCGGTGGGGCTGGTACATGCGGCGGTGATGTGGTCGATGACTACGTGGGTTATCCCTAGTGTGGGGATGACGGCTAGGTATTCCTCCATCTCCGACGCGGTGAGCATACCGAAGTGGCGGACAAAGTAGGTGCGTTCTGCCACCAGTTGCAGGTCGTCCCCACCAGTAAAGCCTAGTGTTTCTTCCTGTGTCATCTCAAGGGGGATGACTAGCACCTTATCGTCTGGGAAGTTAATGCAGTAACGACGTGTCAAGTCGTTAGCAAATGTAGACTTACCGTTCTTGGGGTGGCCCGTGTAGATAATCATCCCACCCTTAGACCAGCCACCTATCAAATTATCTAGCAATTTGAAGCCGGTGGTGCGATAGTCTATCTGTATTCTGCCGTCGGTACCTAGCTTGATGTTCTTCAGGACATCGGTGCCACGGCTGAGATTGTGGGGTAGCTTAGGCCAGCGTACAAAGGTGGGTTCAACCTCTGGGTCTAGCTGACAGATGTCTTTGATGCCGGGTGGAAGGTCAAGGACGAACCCCACCTTACTCCCCAACAATTTAGCAAGCTGTTGTGTGAGTGCTTTGCCTGCCTTGTCATCGTCGAAGCATATGGTGATAGGGTTGTCACCAGCAAACCTCAGCAACGTATCACGTAACTCGTTTAGCTTCTCTTTGTCTGGGTTCCCACCCAGTGCAAGGCAATAACCGTATGACACGTGCTGCGATAGGCGCATGGCGTCGGTCTCACCCTCACAGATGTAGACGGGTAGCGGTTCCCCAGTCCAGAGGTGTTCCCCAAACAAAGAGCGTTCACCATACCAGCGTACCTCTTTATCACGGCTGGTTTCCTCAGTCCACCCACCCTTACGGTACTTGTAAGATGTGGTGTACTGATAGACTACCTCGAATGGTACGCCAGTAGAGTAACATCGGTAGCGTTCACAGGTTTCAGGGTGAATGGACTTACTCACTAGCCCTTTGTGCAAGGGTATCATAGTAGGGGTAGCCATTGAAGAAGTCGGAGTCAATACAGCGTCTGAGTATTGCATCAAGCAACGGTCCTGGTAGTGTTGGCAAGTCGAGATGCTTCATGTTCAACTCGTGCAGCAGAAACGTACAGCAGTTGCGACCGTGTGCATAGTCTGCTAGAGTCCAGTCTGTCGTATCTTGTGTGATGTGGGATGTGTTGACGTAGACCTTGAACGTATCGGGTAACTCACATCTGTCACGCACTAGCCCATCGTAACAAGCTGAGTGGGTCAACCCATCGAGGGTAGTGTAACTTACGTGCGTGACGCTAGGGTATGGGAGCTGACGGTGAGTCTGGTAGAATTGCACCAGTCTGGAGATAGGATGCTGTGAGTCTAGGTGAAAGTTGATACGAGCTATACATTGCATTGAACTCGTCCAGTTTACTAGGTGTATCCCAGCAGTGGTAGCCTTGAAGCTTGGCTAGGAAGTCAGCCACTCTTTGATAGTCGTCTGTCCTTAGTACGTGTTTGACTACAGTGCCAGGGTGTATGAAAAGTAGGGCACGTTGTGAGGCTAAGTAACGGGTGTAGTGTGTGGCTTTGAGTGTATCGGGTCTATTGTACCAACGTTCAGCGCGTTGGCTATCGGTGTAAAGGATGCAAGCAGCTTGGGTACGGGCTAGACCTAGAAGCACGGCTTGGCACTCTAGGTCATCGGGTGTGGTTAACCCCCTCACCTGGTAAGAGATGGCTTCCAGTAGTACACCGTTGCTATCTCTTACCGTGACTCCCATACCACCACCACCCTCACCGTTACCAGCGGTATTGCTACCGCTAGCATCGACATTGATGATGTACATGTTAGGCTTGAATACCAAGTTGTGCTTGTAGTGCTGCTTTTTCTTGCTGCATTGCAACGAGTTGTGCTTGCAGTTCTTCCAGCATCTGGTTACCCTTTGCTACCCTTGACACCTTGACAGCCGCTACCTTCTCAGGGATGGCAGCATTGAAGGACTCTAGCACGGTGGGAATGAACATCCCCCAAATCTCAGCAGTGCTGCGGCTGAAGTTGGTAGGTAGGGTACCCTCAGGCTGAGCAGCAAACCAGGCAGAGAACGACCTTGCCATTTGTTCAAGCTGTTCCGGGGTAGCACGGACAGCACCGGGTGTATAACCCTTGCCGCTGAACAGCGCACCCGCAATCTGTAGGGCAGACTGCTGTGTGATGGTGATGGGGAACATATCACGCAACATCTCAGACCAACGTAGCTTCTTAGCTGTAAGGTTGGATGCCTTGCCAGCATCTACCGTAGCAGTGGCCTTCTCTGCGGCAGTCATTGAACGGCTACCATTGTAGGCAATGATTAGCTCATTTAACGCAACTTTGTCTTCGCAGGTAATGACCTGAACATCGACGTTACCGAAGATGGGTTCAAAGTCGGCATAAACTTTTGGGTTATTAAGGTCCACTTTAATAACCTTACCTGCATTGTTAATGCGGTAGTTCTCGCTGATGTGGTCGATGGCAAACAGACGGTGACGCCCACTTACCAAGTAGTACACGTCGTCTAGCACTGCCACTACTGGTGCCACCCATAGGCTGCCAGCCTTTAAGATGGACTTGACCAAAGCCTCAACCCGCTTGGGGTTGACATCAAACTGAGCAGTAGACACCGCTTCGGCGGCTTCATGTAGGGTTTCGAGTTCAAACTCAGTGGACTCGAAAGTTGTAGCGTTCTGAAACAGTTGGTTGAAGGTTGCCATTGTAGGTTACCAGTTGTGTATAGGTTTGCTTGGTCGTTGTGTGGGGTGTCTAGTGGCTGTTTCCCCCGGCCATGTATCCAATGTAGCGTAGTCTGTTGGGGTTGTCAAGGGGGTGAGGTGTACTAGTTTGTACTAACGGCGATCGTTCCCCTCCGGAAGAATGATCTTTCATACCACCCTCTTAAAAGACTTAGTGTTTAGTAGTGTTAAACAACTAAGAGTCTAAGATTGGATTACCTCTATTATAGTAACCTCTTTACCCCTTGACCTCAGTATATGTACTGAACTTTACTAGCTGATCAAGTTCCGTAGTTGTACTGAGGTCAGTACTGTAACGATAGTGTTACACTGAACAGAACCACAGTGATCGAGATAGTACAGTGGTGTAGTACAGCAGTTGGAAGTAGTGTTTCTACTGCTGTACACCACACTCCCTCCCTTACGGTCGGTCGTGGTACATACTAAAGTCTACCTCTGTTAGGTCAGTTGTGTTGTGTGTAGCCAGGGTTACACCGTTCTTAGACAGTGTAATTGTCCCTGTACTGTAGTCGATGGTAATGTGCATTGGTCCTAGGCTTCCTGTGGTTAGCTTGAGTATAGTCCTACGGTGTAGTAGTGTGCATCCGTAGGACTACTGAGGTTAGTCTACCAGGTCGTACCGTACATGTTCCGTAGCTTCTGCCCAAGTGTTGAGCAGCTCAGCTAGGGTTGAAGCTGTAGCACTGGCTTGGTAGTCAGCGTTGTACGCTTCCCAACGGTCGAGGTTGTAGTACACTATGGTACCGCAATCTGCGGTGCATTGGTACGCAGCAAGCTGACCTTGTCTGGTAATCCCGTACTTAGGCTTACACCACTTGTCGTTAAACGTATTGAGCTGTGAGAATGACAGCGACTCTATCCACTGGTCGAACTGTGCCTCTGTCATGCTGTGAAGCATCAACAGGTACGCGGTTAGTGTGGTGGGGAAGCTGTACAGTTTGAGGTCAAGCCTGTTAGGCTCGCGGCCTACCACGTGGTAGTGTATACCATTGATAGTGGTGCGGTCACCATGCCAGGGTAGGGGTTCATCCTTGTATACCGTAGCGGTAGCAATGTGTCTGCCATGAGCGTAGTAGCTGACGCGGTGCTTACCTGGTAGCCGTAGCACTACGGTTGCAGTACCAGCGTCAACGCTGTACACAGAGTCTACTACGTACTCCGTGCCCTCGATGGTCACGGTTTCCCCGATGTCAGGGTAGCGGGTTGCTGAGCTGCAACGTAGCAGTTCTGTACCTTGGTAGGTGTAGCTTAGCTGAGCCATGATGTTGTTCCTCCGTGGGTATGTGGTTACTGTAGCTTGGGGCATTACTGCCCCACATCCGTAAGATTACGGTAACATGTGACGTAGTGTGTTTAGCATTCGTACCATGTCAGCCCTTGACGTGTTATCAAGGTGACGCGGTATACGGAGGTCACAGCGATACCAGCCGTGTTTAGTCTTATGACAGCATGCAACTTCAAACCCATTGTAGCTCTCTCCTACGTATGGCAGTTCTGTACAGTTGTCCACTGTATCGTATTTTTCATTGAGTAGGTAGTAACAGACTTGCATTGGTTGTTCCTCTGTGGTGTATGTGGTCTGTGATTACTGTAGCCTAGTTGGGTGGTTGGTGCATCCGTAGGATCACTGATCTCAGGGTGCCTATACGTAACCTTGGCTCAACAGAGTGTCGAGGATTACAGCATTACTACGGTTGCCAACCTTAGCGGTTGGGGTGTACAGCTTGGCAGCTTGGCGGAGTTCAGCCCTTGTTAGTGGGACGTATTCCTGTTGTGGTGCTGATGCTGCCCAGACTCCGGCTAGAAGCCAGACGGTTAGCAGTGTGTAAAAGGTGTAACAGATGGCAGTGAGTAGCATTGGATTACCTGGTAGCGGTGTAGCCGGTCGGTTGGTCTGGTGTCGTCAGTGGAATTACGGAACTTGGTCGCGGGTCTCAGGATGCCTGTGATTTGCTGAGAGCAAGTAGAACGCCCCCGCATCCGTGGGGGCTACTGGAGTATGACATTCACAGCGTAGTCGCTGCCGTCACCGTCCAGCGCGGTCACCTCGGTGTATACCCAGGTGTCACCGTCTTCTACGCCGCCTACTACTGGCAGCTGCGGTACATCGAATGTACCGTCAATGCTTGGTGCTGTTCCTCTGTGGGTATGCAACCAATATATCCCGCACGCCATTCCCGCACATCCGTGAAACTACTGAACTTCACCCCGCAGCGCAGCTAGAGGAACCGCGCCCCCGCGTAGCACAGGCGCAGCCCCGCTGTCAAGCGTTACACAGGGACAGCCCACAGCAGAGCAGGGCAGGGGTGGCACCGGGGGAACAGCGCCGCGCACATAACAGATGCTGCCGCTGCAATGTTTACAAAAATCCGCAACAACCCTGCTGCTGTGCTGTCCCCCTACCACACCACCTGATGCCGTGAGTAAAATGTTTACAAACCCACCACCCGCTGCTGCCACTGCAACAACCCTGCTGCTGGTGCCACCACCACTACTCACAGGCTTCCTGAGATCACCGCCTACTCCACTAGCTCAACGGCAGAGCAGGGTCCTTATAAGGCCCGTATCCAGGTTCAACTCCTGGGTGGGGTACTCAGCAAACCACAGGCAGCCTGTAGCCAGAGGTCAGCGCGACAGCGTGCTGATTATTGAAGGTACATTGCATGAATATAGTAACATACCAAAGTGCGGGTGCAGTCCTGGCCGCCCTTGCAGTGGTAGTGGGACTGGTATCGCCCACGTTAGAGCGGATTAACCAACTAGAGACCCAGACAGAGGTTATCAATGTCAAGCTCGCAACCATCACTGAAGGTATCCTACGCCTCTCCCACACGTACGAGCAGCTTGCTGCACAAGAGCGACGAAGAGGACCTAGTCCCACACCTTAAGCATACAGCAAAGCTCGTAAAGGCTAGCTTAGTGGAGGTAGCTGAGCCTGACTTTACAGCACTACCGCCTGACGAGACAGAAGCTAAACCAGATGTCCCCAGCAACGAATTCCTACTATTCAACGCCTGCTTCCCGGAGAGCGGCACAGCAGGTGATTGTAGACACCTCCGACGAGATCCCCGATTACAGCACGTACACTTCACCGTGCCCAACATCGCGCCTCAAGCCACTGGATCTGGTGCCACTCAAGCGCAACCCACGTAAGGTACAGCGTGTATCTAGCTGGGTGCTGTTGCACAGCATGGAGCAGCCGTACCACCCCAGCAAATGGGGTCCAATATACCTCCAGTACATCGACAACTTCACTCCTTTGTTGTTGGTGGGACCTCCTAACGCCGAGCCGTTCGTGTACTGTGAGCCTATAGCCAACCAGCTCCGTGCCGAAGCTAAGGTCATCTCACACTGGCAGCGCTTTGGTGGGAGAGCACCCCGTGTTGACTGGTTGACGTATACTGAGTGGGTGCTGTACCAGCTTCAGAAGCGCTCACCACGTGCGTGTAGTTGGGGGGATACGTTACAGCCGGGCAAGTGCCTGCTCTGGAATGTGGCACCAACAGACCTCATTAAGGAGCACCACTTGTTGGGGGTGTACACGATAACCCTGAGAGTGGACCAGCTCAACTACCTGCTACCACGCTACAGGCACCTGGAACCAGTTACACTAGACTTAGTGCTGTGCCAAGTGTGGTTTGATATGGGACGCGAGTACCGTAATCAGCACCTCTCAGCTTATAGCAAATACCTGTACAGGATATACACTAAGCTACCCAAAACCTATGGACGCTACCACCTCACCTACCACGCAGACGCGCCATGCTACCACACTTGACCGTCGCCGTAGCAGACCACCTGGGTTTGGGTGGCGTAAGAATCCGCTCAGCAAAACACGCAGCGTAGCCAAGAAGCTACTAGGAGGAACCGATGGGAGGAAGCAGACCCAAGGTCAAGCAGACCAACTTTACACCACCAGAAGTCAAGCCGACAGGGCCTAGTGCAGCAGATCTGGCGTTCCAGGCTACCGTACAGGACCAGCTAAAGATACAGCAACAAGCCTACCAACAGCAACTTGCTGGGATGTCTGAACAGTTCCGTGCCCAGCAAGATAACAGCAGCTCGCTGCTAGCCACGCTGAACCAGCAGCTAGAAGCTACCAAAGCTAAAGCTGCTGCTGACGCGGAGCTGCTCAAGCAAGCCAACGCCACGTCGGCTGAGCAAACCCAGCTCATGGATGCTCAGCGGGGTGCTACCCAAGCCAAGGCGTTAGACGACATGTCTAACAAGCGTGGTGCTCTGAGCCTGCTCAGGCGACAGGCACCCACCCGTCGTAAACGTTCACTACTCAAACCCAACCGAGGTTTCTAATGGCAACCGTCCCCCTTACAAATCAATCCCAGCTATCCAGTGACAAGGCTGCGCAAGGTCTGCAAATGACCGAGCAATTCATGGGCCTCGCTCACCCCATCAACTCCCAGGTACGTGACAAGTTCACCCTGCGCAGCCGTACCCGTAACACCCCTGCTTTGCAGGAGCTGTTCATTGATGGGTTGCTTAACTTCCGTTTCAAGGGTATCAGTGACAGCACTGGTGTCCTGACTGGCGAAGTTGTGTACAACTCTAACGTCACGGCTAACTGCGCTGTGTTCATTGTTAGTGCTGCTTACCGTGTCCTGAACGGTACCCTGACCTTCATCGGCACACCTACGCTGACCAAGATTGGTACCTCAGCCGCTACGCTGGCTGCTGTAGCTAACACCCCTGCTGGTACTATCGTCTTCAATGCCACTGGTGTTGGTGGGGATACGCTAGCTAACTGGATTGGTACGCTTGAGATCACCGAGTCCACCGACTTCCCAGGTTAACCACATGACTGTAGCACCAAGCATAGAACTGAAGGTGGAGGCGCTCTACGACTGTTGGGCGTTCTTCAAGCTCATTGACTACCACGGTGGTCCTGAGAACTTTGACGTATGTCACTACAACTATGTGTTGGTGCTACAGGCTAGGCAGCTGTGGGAGCAGGACATGTTCACTCCCAAGCTGCAAGCTGTGTGGGAGAAAATCACAGAGTCCAAGCTGGGGCCTAACGGCAAGCCGCCCGCTAACGCATTGTTACAGATGCCACGCGGGCACTTCAAGTCCTCGCTGGTCATCGGCTACGTGATGTGGCGTGTATACAGAAACCCTAATATCTGCATCTTGCAGGCCACGAACGTTCGTGAACTTGCAGAGAGCTTTATACGCGAACTACGAGTGTACTTCGAGGATGAGCACCTACAGCGCACTGTGTGGAATGCTCGCCCTCACATTCGTGGGAACCTTATCCCACCACTCGACAAGGCCCAGCGCCGACTAGTGGACGAAACTGAGGCTGACGACAAGAAAGTCATCTGGACTACCAAGCAGCTACAGTGCTTACGCGACGTAAAGCGTCGTGAGGCTACCATTGCTAGCACTTCGGTGGGTTCCAAAGCCACTGGACAGCACTATGACTTAGTTGTGATGGACGACGTTGTTGACATGGACAACTCTTCCACCCCTGAGAAGGCCCGTAAGGTACGTCGCTGGTCCCAGGATATGGCCTCTATCCGCACCAAGGTCACGTACGAGTCTATTTGTGGGGTGTTACCCAGCGGTAAGCGCTTCACCGAGCTGTTGGGTGACCACTTCATCGTCACCGGTACTCACTACGAGCCAGATGACTACTATACTTTCCTCAAAAAGAACGCAGCAGAACTGGACATTGCAGTGTTTCTGCGTACTATCTACCGTAACGGGGTAGATAACAGCGCTGGCTACCTGTGGAACAAGTTCACCGAGAAGATGGAGCGTCAGTTACGTACTGAACTGTCCGAGACTCCCGGTGTTTTTGAGGCACAGTACCTAAATCTTGTGCTCTGTAAGGAGTTGCAGGTCCTGGACACCAGTGCTATCCAGTACGTAAGCTCTACAAGCCTCCTACAAAACGTCACAAGCGACTACGTGGCCTTTACAGACCCCCACACAGGGCAGTCTGACTGGGTGAAACCTTTCATAGCACTAGACCCGGCCTCTACCACAGGTGTACGCAGTGACTACAGCGCTCTTATGGTGGGTGGTAAGACCTACCAGGGTAAGATTATCCTGCTAGACGCTAGTGTGGGGCACTACGGTACCGAGAAGATTGTAGCCGAGTACTTGCGACTGGTGCAGAAGTGGAAATGCCGACGTGGTGCCATTGAAACCATCGGGTTCCAGCAGCTTCTACGCCCACCGATCCTCAAAGCTCTGCGTGACGCTAAGATTGAGTGTGGTATTGTGGATTACAAGCCACACGGTAACAAGCTCAAGCGCATTGAGCACCAACTCAGCCAGTATTTCACGACTGACAAGGTGCTGTTTGCTACTGACCTCAAGGCTATGGGTCATGTGATGAACACATTCCACTTCTTCGGTCGGTCTTCTGTACGAGATGACCCACCAGATGCGTTCAGCGTAGTCATCGAACACAGTCACCACCCCACCAAGCAGCATATCACGGTACGCAAGATGGGGCCCGCTTCAGAAGCCCGCTACGCCCTCAGTCAACCCACCTACAACGCACGCTACGGAGGTATTTACTAACATGCTTAAGACACCAACCCCACTAACAGCCTCTGCTGGTAAAGCTTCCGTAGCTGACTTCGAGCGTGCTATCGTCACATCGTTTGAGACGGCTAAACGGCACCGTGACGCTGTGTCTACTGAGTGGGATGAGACCTATGAGCTGTACCGCAGCAGCAAAGCTGATATGGCTACCTCACGTGGTAAGGCTTCTCAGGCTACCGGACGTGAAGCCGACTGGCACCACCGTGTCAACGTGGGTAAGACGTTCGAGGTTGTGGAAACCCTGGTAGCGTACTTCAAGGGTGCTACGTTCCCCTCAGATGACTGGTTCGACCTTACCTCACTTGAGCCAGACCGCTACGAAGAGGCGCGTCTCGTTAAGCAGCTCGCAAAAGACATGATGGAACGTGCTAAAGTACGTGATGCCTGCGACGACTTCTACCGTCAGCTCATCTTGTACGGTATCGGTTACATTAAGGTGGGGTGGAACACCAAGCTGACGCGCACGTTCTCTCACACTGAAGACTTCATGGGTGTGATAGAGGTTAACACTGAAGTTGAGAACCTGGAACTAGAAGCCGTACCTACCAGCGACATCTGGCTTGACACAGCAGATACGCTGGCTGAGTGTGGGGTGTACCGTAGGCTTCACCTCACCCGTGGTCAACTACAGTACCACACCGACGAGGGCTACTATACCGTAGACGCTGAGACCCTAGAGTCGTACGACCCTACCGTGGATAGTGACCCAGCTCGTGTCAAGTCTACACAGTCTAACCGTGACTCCTACGAGGTAGTTGAGTACTACGGGCCGATGCTGCTTAAAGGTATCCACTACTGGTGTGTCCATGCCGTGCTGTTTAACGGTAAGCTAATTCGCTTAGCTGACTCAGAGTACTGGTGTGGGAACCCCTACGTTAAGTGCAGGTTGCTGCCTAACCGGGACTCCATGTACGGTATGGCACCACTTCAGCCCCTGCTCGGTCAATTGCACGTTCTGAACGTCTTGACGAACTCCCGTCTTGACGCCATTGTTATGCACATTGCTAACATGTGGACGTTCATCGAAGACGGTATCCTCACACGGGAGGACATCAAGATTAAACCAGGCGCAGTGTTCGCTGTTGCACAGCATCAATCACTACAGCCGATGAACCTGGGTAACAGCAACTTCACAGTCACGTACAGTGAAGAAGCTAACCTACAAGGTAACATCGACCGTGCCACTAGTACTGGTCCTCTGGTGGGTGCAGGTCAGCCACGTGGTGGGGAGCGCGTTACAGCCGAAGAGATCAACGCGGTGCGAGATAGTGGTGGGAACAGGCTCTCAGCCGTTCATGTTCGCATCGAAGACCAAGCCACACTGCCACTGCTAGCTAAAGTATTTGAGCTGGTACGTCAGTATACTGCAACACCTCAGGTCGTTAAGTTACTTATGCCTGACAGTGATGTCAGTGCGTATTACGAAGTAACACCTGACATGCTGCAGTATCAGTACGGCCTGCGTCCGCTGGGTGCCACGTACATCGTGCAGACTCAGCGGACGCTGGGCGACATACTGCAGCTCCTTGATGTTACCAGTCGAGCGCCGCAGATGGCTGAGAGGTTGGATTACGGAGCAATCCTAACCGACGTTCTCCGGCAGATGCGGTTTCCTCAACCATCGCGGTACATCAAGCCCGAGGCGACAGCTACACCGTCAATGCAGCCTGAAACACCTTTGAACGACGCCACCACCCAAGCGGGTATACAACAGCAGTTGCAAACAGACGGCGGACAAGGTTTAATGGACAGCATGGGTATTCCTACTGACGGTGTAGACCCAGCCCAACTTCAAAGTATCCTAGGAGCTAGCGTAGATGACAGCCTTAACACCGGAGCAGACCCCACCCTCGGAGGTGGTGGAGGAGCAGCAGGAACAGTCCCAGCCGGATACCCCGGTTGAAGAAGTCCTAGATGGGTCAGACCTACCCGGTCTCGACGAGCTAGAGGGTGATGAACCCGAGACTGAGTTACCTAACCGTGACACACCTGAGTTCAAAGCCTTTGCAGATCAGTTCAAGCAGTATGTGGGTATCGACCTCACTGACGCGCTCAAACGTTACGAAGATATTGCTACGCTGCATGAAGAGACGCTAGCCATGCGCTCTGAGATAGCTGCTGTTGAAGCTAGACGCTCGTTGCAGAACGCCTGGTCTGTCAATGACGCTGAGTTCGACCGTCGTCTAGCAGTTATCAACACGTACGCTGAGAAGTACCCTGACGCTGTCGCTAAGTACGACACAATCGACGGGTTGCAGATCTTGTACGACAAGCTCTCTAAGCGCAAGACCAACAAGCCAGCCGCTGGAGCAGGTGCTTCTACACCCGCACCGTCAGCTAAACGCTACAAGCAGTCTGAGCTACAGAAACTGATGACCTCTGACCCGGCTAGCTACAAAGCACAGCAAGCTGAGATTGCACAAGCTTACCAGGACGGTCGCGTAGATCCCTAACGTAGCAACGCGCCATGTGCGCGGTTGTAAACGTAAAGATAGGACGCAGCCCCCATGGCTAACATTGGCAATCAAATCACTGGACCTTCAGTTTCTCCGCTAAACAGCGCTCAGTACATCCCTGAGATGTGGTTGAATGAGATTATTGGTTTTCTCAGAGCACGTACCATTACCGCTGAGCTGGCTAAGCAGTACACGGGTATGCTCAAGAAGGGTGACACCTTCCACATCCCCCGCACCTCCCCCTTGGGCGTGTCTGACAAGGTTGTGGACCAGCCCATCTCGATTCAGGCCAACGAAGATACCGATCTCGTTATTCAGATCGATACCGACCGCTACTGTGCAGTAGGCTTTGACTCCTACCTCGACATGGTTGCAAGCTACGATATCCGCGCCGAGTACCTGTCTGCCATGGCTTACGCTATGGACCTCGACATGACTGGTGCTTTGCTGGGTCTCCGTGCTGCTTTGCAAGCCATCCCTGCCAACAACATCTATGCTTCCAGCAACGGTGCTTTGAGTGGGAACGGTCAGCAAATCAACCTTGCAACCTTGCTTCGTGCACGTGCACAACTACTCCGTCAGAACGTGCAGCCACAAGACATCATGTACTTCGTGGACCCCATCCAAGAGGCACAACTGATGGTCATCCCTCAGTTCATCAGCTCTGACTTCATCAGCAACAAGCCTATTGTCAACGGGCAAGTTGGCACCTTGCTGGGTATGAAGATCATCAGCACCTCGCTCATCACTGAGAACTCAGCTACAGGTTGGCTCAACGGTAAGGACCGCCCAGAGCCTACCCCTGGTTTCACCGGAAGCCGGTACTACCCCAAGAGTGATACCGCACTTTCGCTGCCTGCTACCTTTGGTGGTAACGGTGCTGCTGTCATCAGTGGTCTCATGTGTACAAAAGAATGGGCTGCGATGGTGACCCCATCCAAGCCTAAGATCACCCAGAGCTTCGAGAACTCCATGCAGATTAACCTCATGGTTGACCGTAACGTCTACGGTACAAAGATCTTCCGCCCTGAGTGCGCTCTGCTCATTCACACCACCAACACTATCGTATAGGAGCTTGACATGGCTACACTGCTTGAGATATGCAACGATGTACTCTCTGATATTGGGGAGAACCCTGTTACTGTGGCATCCCACCCTGTAGCACAGAAGGTCTTCTCTGCATACAAGACCAGTCTACGCCATGTTAGTTCTCTGTACCAGTGGCCGCACCTTCTTGCAGAACGTTCTGCTGTCATCACTGGTGACATTGGGACGTTCTCTAACCCCACTGTGCAGCATGTCATAGATGCTGTGTATATCGAATCACCTGAGCTGCGGTACCGACTAGCCAGTGAAGAGCGTCGTGACTTGTGGGCTACCTCTAAGGTTGTACCACAAGGTCCTACAGATGCCCTGAAACCAGAGCGGTGGGCTAACTTTGGCATGAGTCAGGTGCGTATCTATCCAGCTATCTCGCCACTTTATGCGAACTTCCTTAAATTCCTTGTACTGAACTCACCCACCATACCAACCAACTTAATGGATAACTCACAGGTAGCTTTACCTGATGACTTCCTGCAAGCTGTGAAGTATCACATGGAGATGATAATGCACATGCGTCACACAGCAGACATGGGTTCTGCTAGTGCAGCACGTTCTGTGTTTGAAGAGTACGTACACATGCTACGCTCACGTAAAAGTGGACCCACCACAGTAGACTTACGAGGTGCACCGTAATGGCTGAGCAACTACAAGGGCCGTTCCTAGGCCCCTTCAAAGGTCTCGACCTCAGCAACGGCGCTAAGTCTGTTGATGGTGGGAGATCCCCTGTGCTGCACAACTGTGACATCGCCGATGACGGTTCAGTTGTACGCCGTGGCGGTACTGTACTGGTGTCAGCTAAGTCTTCAGCAGGTCTACCATCTCCCACCACTTCACTAATTACACACTTAGGTACCGAGTTCAGTGTCAGTGTATCTGGGTTGAGCCTGGTTATACAGTCGTGGAAACACGCACAGACCTCCACGTATACACGACCAGCCGTACCTAACGTCATATTCACAAAAGCTAACGTATTCCGTACAGCTCCCACCTACCTCAACTTCACCGTAGTGCGTGACCGTAGCACACGTCTGCTGATCTTCACAGGTAACCACCCTGTTATACAAATCAGCTTCGACGAAGTGCGCTCTATGATGCAGTTTGACGGTGTGGACACGTACACAGCGACCACCGCTAGCAATGACTTCACAGATAATACCTGGATAGACCCCGACGTAGCTAACTACCAGTTCAGGGACGAATCGTTTCTGCCACTGTCTGACCTGTCACGTAAACCCACGTCACAGACGTTCACACCCGCACGTTCGTTCACTCTCAATTCAATCGCTGGTGCACCTGGGTTGCGTCCTTGTGTGGTAACACACGTCACGTGGCAGTGGTGGGCTGAGGCTGACATGTGGTACGGCAGGGACCTGGTTCAGACCAAGTCGCGTACCAACGTCACAGCAGCAGACCAGACTATAGCTGTTCCTCCTGAGCTTACGACCGACGCCGACCCGCGTTACAACAGCAGTCAGCACCACCAGCTCTTGCTTCGCAACTCACCCACTGATGCAAACAACACGCTGGGTCTGCCTATCAGTAACCCCACCACAGTGAATGAGTGGGGTATGTCCTCAGGCTCGCGTTACGTGGCTGCTGCTGGTAACCGTCTGACGCCTACCGATGACTTCGTCACCTTCGGTACAACCGAGACACTAGGTACCATTAGCACCCTGTGGTTTGTCGCTGTACGTGCTATAAGACTGAACAACGGTACAGGCATTACACCACTCAAGCTCGGTGTGTACTTCAATCAAGTACCGGGCTCTAAGTCGTTCACAGTGCCACATCTACCTGGCGCACAGAACATAAACCTGTGGAACCTAATTGTCAGTGGTGGGGTCACCACGTTAACTATCCAGGCTAATAGTGGGCCTGCTGACTTTGCACAGTACTTTAGCGCTAACATCGGTAACCTGGCACTACCGTACGAATCTGACGTTATACTCGTCAATTGGGACGTGCAGTGGGTTGGTTCAGGTGCTTTTCCTAGGTGGTTTGCGCAAATCAACAACGTGAGTCCAGGTGTGACTTACGCTGGTGACGGTTGCTTCATACCTGTACCCGGCATAGGTCGCTCATCTAACTACTACACAGGTCAGTTCCATACTAACGGTGTAGTATTTGCTAACCGGCTAGCGCTAGTAAACCCACCTGGCAGCGCAGACCAACTGTCTTTCTCAGCAGTGGGTGACACCTTCGGGCTCGGTACAGCGTTCACCTACTTCCAGGTTACAGATGCACTTGAGGGGCTAGCTACGGACCCGTTCACAGCCTCACCTGTGACCAGTGGTGTCACTGACATCACTGCACTACAAGTATGGCAGAACAACTTGTTCGTATTTACACGCAGTGAGGTGTACGCCGTCACAGCGGGTGAAGCATTCAGTAGCACCAGTTACGGCACTGAGCGTATCAGCACGTACGGTTGTTACAACCAAAACTGTGTAACGCTCACGAACCTCAGTATCGTGTATCTCAACGAGTTGGGTGTGTTTGACCTGCTCACTAAGGCTAACACCACAGAATACGGTACCTTCGAGCGCAGCTCAGAGGTGCGTTCGCTGTTTACAGATGCTCGTATACGTGATTACGAAGATGAGCACTGGCTGGCCTACGACGAGCAGACTAACAAGCTGTATGTGGGATTACGCATCGCACTGTCACCAGACACCACCTCTATACCACCTACAGCTACTAAGCTGTGCGTACTAGATCTGTACTGGAATGCATGGTCTACGTGGTCTACTGCTGGGAGCAATGTATACCAACGCCCATTCGCTGTTAACACACACATGCTGATGTGGATAGAGCGTATGCTGGTGTCACTGGACTTCCCTGACCACCTCGACTTTATACAGTCTATGGGTGGGACGTTCCTGACGCCACCGCTGGAGGAGTCCCTAACTTACCTAGCTAACTATACATTCCAACCAGCTACTAACCCAGTTACACCAGGTCTTCAATGTTACTCGCCCGTAACTGCTGACAGTACCACTACATGGCTCCCCCCTGCTGACCTCTACACCGTCCAATCACGTAACGACGTTTTAGACATACCAAGCCTCACGCCTATTGTGGGTAGAGTATGGCCGCGTAACAGCCTCATCGATGACCCTGTGTATGGTAGTGAAGTACCTGCAAGTTTACAACCTGCTTGGGGTATGTGCTTTACAGCTTGGGTGCGTCTACGCTCTGTCGTGTATGACAACGTGCTGTCTTACGCACGTGCTGTCAACTTGCTTAAAACACCCACGTACTACACACCTGTACAAGACCCTGTGTGGGCTCCGTTTAACCAACACTATGGTGGGGTACCGTACATCTCGCAGTACAGCAGCCCGGTGTTCAACTTTGCATCACTAGGCCGACTAAAGCGTATGTCTAAGCTGCACGTGTTGTGGGGTGTTCGCAACCAGGCAGCATTCAACCAAGCGTACTACCAAACACCAGGTATGCAGCAACGTGACGCAGCCTTCGTGACTGTATCAGCTAACTACGCTGACTACGAAACAGAGCAGTTAACAACATTCCTCATGCGTTCACCTGACGATACGTTGCAGAACCAGGACAGACAGTCTCGTGTGGGTGTGGCTCAGACTTCAATCCCACTCCAAGGCTATGGGTGTGACTACCAGTTTCACGTATCCTCTGTGGGTGCAGAACCGTTCAAACTCACTGGCTACGAGTTTGATGTTAAAGCACAGTCAAGTAAACGTTACGTACGAGGTGACAACTAATGGGAGCTGTATCAGCCGGATTAGGCGTGGTCAGCGGTATTGCTGGCATGAACGCCAAGAACAAAGAAGCAGCAGCGCAAGCACAGGCTGCGGCTGACCAACGCTACCAAGCGCAAGCAAGTGCGTGGGCTCAACAACGTACACTGTCCATCCAAGCTGACACTGCTGCTAAACAGCACAGCATGAGTGTACTGCAAGCGTTGTCAGACTACTCTATGCGTGAGACTGGTCTAAAAGCCCAGCGCATCAGTTCTGACTTCGCTGCTATGCAGACCAACTACGGCACAGACAAAGCAGCTATCGAACAGCAGACAGCCCTGGCTAATCAGGTGGGTGAGCTGAACGCCGCTGAGTCCCAGGTGCTGAACCAGCAGCAACAGCAGCTCGGTGCTGCTGACCTCAAAGATGCGCAGGTCAACGCACAAATACGTCAAGCACTGGCTCAAGCAGGTCAGCAAGCCAGTCAACAGCAGAAGCAAGCTGCTATGCTTGCTGCATCTAGACGCCCCACCAGCAGCAGTGACGCTACAGCTACACAGGGTGATACGCGTAGACTGATTGTAGAGGGGTTGACTAGCTTACTTGAGATGAGCCAAGAGCAAGCGCTGGCTGAAGTGCAGAACATGAACGAGTCTGACATGGCTGACATCAGTGCAGCACTGGGGCTCAACAACGTGGACTTCGGTCGTGACACCAACGCAGTCAACCAGCAGGTCACAGCAGAGCAGCAAGCATTCTCACGCGCTGATACAGCTAGGACACGCAACAACCAGCAAGCCGCTATCGACGCAGCACAGCTAAATGAGCTAACCAACTATGCGCTCTCAAGTCAGTCTAACCAACAGACATTCGACGCTAACCGCGCCATCAACACTGTACAGCAGCAAGCTGGTGGTGCTATGGCATCCAACGTTGACGCTAGCCTCAAGCGCGCGCAGGATGCACCACGTGGTGCTGGGTTCCTAGACTACGTGAACCTCGGTGCTAACGCATTCAACTCATTCAGCCCGTACTTTGGCACACGTCAGACTACACCCACCACCAACAACAGTATGAGCGTCACTGGTGGTATACCGCTACGTGTGATTCAACCCACCTACAGTGGCTTCGTCCCAGGGAATAACGCCTAATGCTAACACCAATCGGGTTTGATGGACCCCCACCAATCAAAGCGCTTATCGTAGCGCCTGACAACATGCCTAAGCTGGACACCACTGGGTTGTCTATCTTACAACAGACGCAGGAATCTACCCAGCAGATGTTCAGGCTGCACTCCTCTAACCTCGAAGCACAGGCACAGGCTGGTGCACAGCTAGCCCGCAGCACCGAAGCTAATGCACAGCAGATTGCACAAGCCTCAACCTATGCTGCACGTGCCTCCGCTGACAGTGCACGTAACACAGCACAGCAGTTTCAACAACTCTCAGCCACAGCAGCACAGATAGGCGAGACACAGGAACGCCGTCGTCAGGAGCAGCTTCGTGCTCTCCTGGCTGCACAGAAGGAACAACGAGACCGCAACGCTGCTGAACTCATCCCCCAGCTAGAGAAGGCTAAGTCAGATTTCCTAGCAGCAGACGGTTTCCGCACACAAGGACCTGATGCGTACCGTGACATCATCTCAGGTCTCATTGCTGGTAAGGACATCGACGCAGACAAGGCTGCTGAACTGGGTGGGCGGTACCTACCCGAGGCGTACCAGCAGCAACAGGCTATCATCAAAGACCAGATGGAAGGGGCTAAAGACCTCAAGAAGCAGCAGCTCCGTGTACAGAAGCAAGGTGTCATCATCAAGCTCAGCAGTGCCATGGGTGCTCTAGCTGCTATGGAGACAGCAGACCCCACACAGATTCAGCAGCAAGCCAGTGTCATACAGGACCAGATTAAAGAAATATACCAACTGCCGGGCCTCACTGAGCTTGAGAAAGCCGAGACAGTCGCTGACACTCTTGAAGTGTTCCAGAAGACGTACGGCGATGTGGTGTTCGAGAAGGCTGAGCTGCAAAGCATAGCTGCACGTAACCGCACCTACATTGCTGAGAGCAACACGTATCGTACAGCTACGCTGGCTGGGGACATGTCTGAGGGTCAAGCTAACGACATCCTCCGTCAACGTGCAACTGACCTGGGTATCAACTTCACCCCAGTTGATGCTAACCGTGACATGCGTTCTGCTGCTACCACACTAGGGTACCACCGACAGTTCGAGAAAGCACGTGCTGAGGACATAGCAGAACAGAAAGCTGCCCTGCCTAGCTCTGCTGAAACTATCTCAGCCATTGCTATTGCTGGTACACTCTCACCTACTGTACGTGCCGAGCTGGAAGCAGCCAAGGACCTCGACCCAGCCGCTAAGGAAGGGCTACGGTACATCAAAGAGTTTGAGAAGTTCAAGACTGGCACTGTCCCTGCATACAGAGCACGTGTTGAGACTACAGCTAATGCCATCCAGGCACAGCAAGACAGCTACCTACGCTGGTTAGCTAAAGCATCCTCTGCTGAGGGGGCAGAAGCTGAGCAATCCGTCATGGAAGTGCTGCGCTCTCGTGGGTTGGGTATGATACCCGTAGTTGACGGTCGTGTTAAACTCACACCCGAGATGCGTCAGGCTGCACAACAGGCCATGGAAAACGCTGTGGCAGGTGAGCGTAACAAGCTCAAAGTGTACACAGATGCCTACAACCTACAAGTCAGCAAGTTTGAGCAGATGGGTCTACACCTCGACCCGCGTAAGTCACAAGCTCGACAGAAAGAGCTAGAGACTGTGATGAAAGAACGCGCAGCCCAGCTCAAGCAGATTGAAGCCACACGTCCACTCACCAGTACAGCTTACCCACCAGGTGCTAACCCAAATTTTAACGGTGGCGCGTCAGCTCCGGCTAGACCACTGGCGCGTCGTCAGTACATGGGTGCAATGATTACCCTACCGTTCCGTGCTGAGGATGTGGGTAAAGTGGCATACGACCCCGGACGTGGTGAAAACATGCATTACGGTGCACCCCGTGATGGTGGTAGACGTGCACACCAAGGCACAGACTTTGCCGTACCAAAAGGCACCCACGCAGTCTCTATGGTATACGGTACCGTAACACGTAGCGAGTACATGGATGGGTACGGCAACGGTGTGGAGATTAAGGGTGACGATGGTCAGACGTACTTCTATGCACACGGCTCAGCCCGTAGCGTCAAAGTAGGTGAGCGTGTAGCACCAGGGCAAACAGTTATGCTCACCGGTGACACAGGCACACCTGGTTCATTTCACCTACACTTTGAGGTGGGTGCTAAAGGTCAGACGGTAGACCCCATCCCGTACTTAGCGTCTAAGCAGTTTGGTGGACCCCCTAAGCAACCCCGTACTGCTGGTGGGGCTGTCACAGTCAACGGAGCTACACCTAAAGGTATACACATTGGCAACGGACAGTACCTTGATACAACAACCAACCGCATCACAAAGCATAAACCTGGTAGCTTGAGTGTAGGGATGCCTGTAGCTTACACCCCTGCCTCACCCCTACGCCCATCTCTCGCACCACGTACAGCCTCAGCCTACAAGTACAACGAGACCGACACCCACGGCTACGCTAAGCTGGCAGCTAACCCACCACTAGCCACTGAACTTAACCGTCAAGCTAAGCGCTTCGGTATCCCAGGACAGTGGCTGGCTGATGTCATAGCCTACGAGTCTGCTAACACATTCTCACCCAGCGTAGACAATGGCATGGGTTATGTGGGGCTCATCCAGTTCGGTCGTGCTGTAGCACAAGACCTCGGCGTAACCCAGGAGCAGATACGCAGCATGAACCCAGTACAGCAGATGAAGTTAGTTGGGGACTACCTGGCACTACGGCTCCGTCAGTCAGGTGTTAAAGCCTACAAGGGTCCTGAGTGGCTTGTAGCTGGTATTAACCAGGGTAACGTAGGTATACAACAAGTTGACAAACACGGTGCACGCGCTATCCTAGACCCGCAGAACCGCGATGGTGCTGGTACTACCCTACAGTACTACATGGCTAACCTGGGTAAGTTCTCAGGTCGCCAGTACGACTACCTAGGCCGCAGACCCGGCCCTGTGCATACCACAGCAACTAAGGGCTGCACGATGTGTGCTGCTATGGGTGGGAACATTGCACCTCACCGTAACTAGCTGTACTACTCAATGTACTACCGCGATCACCAAGCCCTACAAGGTGCCTCTACCCCCTGGCTGGTAGTTAGTACCTAACTGGACCTAGAGGCCCCTTCCTGGGCCTGCTAGAGGCCTCTGAGGCTACGTTCGATCAACCTAACCACGGCTAACCCACACAACGAGAGCGATCAGTATAGTATATGAGTACTAACCTTATAGGCGATACCAACGACAAGCGGGCAGCAGCACAGCGCCCACAACTACCCCAGCTACAGGCTAACTTTACAGCACCTGCTGACGCCCCACCACTAGAAGTTCCTGCTGTACTACCCCCGGTACAGCCACCACGCGCAGCTGACCAACCCTCTGTGGACCCTGCTGTTGCATTTGACCCGTTTGCACCCGTAGATGTGAGTGGGCTACAGAGTGGTACACTCCCACTGGTGCCCACAGCAGGGCAGACCCCACTACAATTGCAAGAACAGATTGTAGCACCGCTCGAAAAAGCAGGCATTGCAGACCTACAGCAGTCTGAAGCAGCTCGTCTGGATGAGTCAGCCCAGCAACAAGACATCAGCATACTGAACTACAGTCCGCCTGACATCGAGGGGATGGTCAACGCAGGTAATGAGCGTATCAACAGCCTCATCCAACAGTTAGACCTGCAAGACAGGCAGCGCAAGGCAGAGGCACAGGATAAGTATAAGGGTGTGTCGCTAGCTGATGCCATGATGCAACTCGACAAAGAGCCAGAGCAAGGTACCTTACAACGTGTGTTCAAGCAAGTAGGTGACTACTTTGGTGGGGCTGTCTTTACAGACCCCCGTGACGGCAGGCAGTATACCACACCGTACGTGGCACTGACACAACGGGAGCTGGGGCTACCTGTGACCCAGAAAGATGGCCCGCCTAACATTGCTGGTGGGTTGCTGTACGGCCTCAACGCCATTAGTGCAGCCCCCATAGCCTTTGCTAAGGACATGCTCGACCAGGTTAACCGTACTGTGCACGATGTCACGCAGATGATGCCGTGGCTCAAGGGTACACAGGACGCTGCTACACGCTGGATGCAACGCAATGCCCCAGCCCTGGCAGCTCAGGCACTCAAGAAGCGTGACGAAAGTCTCGCACGTACAGCACCAGGTGGTACATCTAACATGATGACCATGCTACGTGGTGGGAACTACAGTCTTACCGACGAGATGAGCACCGGCTCTATTGGTAAGATCCCAGGCACTAAGATAGACGTAGACCCTGGCAGCTTGGTGGGGTTTGCTGCTGACGTAGCCACCGGGGAGCTGGTGGAGCGTGGTATCTCAGCCATCGTTAAGCAAGGTACCCCAGCTCTAGCTCGTACGGCTGTACGTGGGGTGACGCTACCCACTCTCAGCAGCCGTGCGGCACGTCGTACCAGACCAGCAGCAAGGCCCCCTACACCACCTGTACAACGAGTTGCACCCGAGGTTAAAGCAGCCACCATCCCAGACTACCGCGCTGTGGTGGTACGACCTGCTGGCCGGGGTACAGGCAAGGCTGTGGTACCTACCAACCCAGACAGACCTGTGGTGGTGCAGACCATCCAAGCTGTGCCTGACCCTGTAGGACCCACCAGAGCCTACCGCTCAGTACCTACACCTAAGTACAACCAACCTAAACCTACAGGCCCTGGTGGGCAGTTTGAGCTGCCCCTGACTGGGGTAGTGCAGATGCCTACAGTGTCTAGCCTACTCGATGACGCGCCTGTACGTGCTGTTGCTGTGGATGCACAGCAGCTTACCTTACCTGGTGTGCTACCTGAGCGTCAGCAGTTCGGTATGCTGGGTGTGGAGTTTCACCCCGACAACACCGTGGTGTTCAAAGGGTTAGACGACATGTTTGAGGATGGGGACGTTATTGCTGCGCGGTCGTTCTTCAAGGACCTGGCTGAGCAGGGTCAGACCCCACTGGTGAAGCTTACTGCTGACCTCGATGAGACAGCGTGGGATAATGGGTTCATCAATGCACTGCACATGGGCTTCAAGCCTGTAGCTAACGACGGTAGTTTCGTCAACCCTAACCTCATTGAGTTTGGTTCTGACGTTACTTTGCAGCTTACACCGCCAGGGTCAGTGCGTGTTAAACGTACGAACACAGTCGAAGACGTGTTACAACGTCCAGACGGTGCACGTCCATACGAGACTGTTGAGCCGGGTAATACGCTACTGGAACGCTCAAGTACTGAAGTACCTAGTCTTACAGCTCGTGAATTGTACGACAAGGCTGAGACAGCACGTCCGTATGAAACTGTTGAGCCGGGTGATACGCTGGTAGAGAGCAGTGTACCAGTTAGACGCACAGATGACGTACCCAGCCCAGCAGTACGTGACGATAATGCACGACCATACGAGACTGTTGAACTAGGCGATACGCTGGTAGAGCGTGAAGTACCTGGTACATCATCTGCACTAGTTAGACGTACAGATAGCTTGGTGGGGAACGTACCTAGCCCAGCAGCGCGTGAGCTGTACGACACCATCGAGACTGCACGGCACGTATACGCGGACCCTTATATTCGCAGGGACGACGTATCATTACGCACCATGGTAGGCAGTCTAGAGGATATTGCTGAGCGTGACGAAGGTGATGCACTTACGCATTTCCGTCTACTGCGTGACGCCGGTAATCGTGTTAACGGACTGTACGGTACTAGGTCCAGGATGTTCGGTGACGTAGAGCTGCAAGTATCGCATGTAAGTGGTGATACTTACGAAGTTGGATTTGCTGTGGGTGGTGCTACTACACGTCTTGAAGGTCGTGCGAATCCTGTAAAAGACATAGGCGATATGAGTAAGTACATCATTGACTTACACAAAGCTAATCCAGAAGTTCGTCTAGTTGCCAGCATTGCTGCCAGCACAGATGCTGAATGGGCTATGAAGTTTCGCATGTATAAACGTGCAGGCTTTGTACCTGTTGATGAGATGGGTGGGTTATTCACAGAAAACGTCCCACCAGGTACCTACATACGCCTTGCATTCGATCCTATGAGTATCGAAGCTGGTGTGCTAGCACGTCGTCTAGCTAGTACAGAGACTAGCATTGTGCGACCCGGTGCTGACCCCGACTTTGTGGAGCTAGCAGCAGCCGTGCAGATGAAAGAAGCCATAGCGGCTATGCGCGCTGAAGCTGAAGAGGTCAGCAAGATAATGTACGACAGCGTACTCGACTTACGGCTGCCTAGCAGACAAATGATAGAAGAGCGACCCAGATTGTATGTGGGTACAGATCAAGATATCACACCGTTTACGTCCAAGCAAGGCTCTGACTACGACTACGTATACCACGGTACACGTGTACAAGCAGACAACATTGCTGAACTAGACCACATCAACGGTGGTTCGCCTAGTTCGATAGGTATAGGTTTGCATGTTACTGCCAGCCCACGCCATGCTGAGTACCATGCTATGAAAGCTGTAAATGCAGATCTGCCAGCAGACGTACCACGTACGTACGGTACACCTAACGTGTCTCGGTATGCTATTGATAGTGGGGCTAACATACTCAACGCTGATCTAGAGCTACCCGTACTGTCGAATGTGGTACGCGAGATTCTAGCTGAAATAGCGCCTGAGTTGCTTGAAAATGTGCCACCTCAACTGAGTGTGAAAAGTGCAATTGACCTGATTGATGACTTACTTCAGGACGACCCTGCTGCTATTGTACTGTTCCAACGTGAGTTCTCGCACAGTTTACGTATGGCAGGTGTAGACATTGTAGATGCTGGCTTGGATGCACGTGTTGTATTGAACACTGAGATGCTGTACGACGAGGGTCTAAACACTGTCGTACGTCAAGCGATAGACACCCCACTAGCTGCTACACGCTACGCTGACCTGGCCTTCGAGGTAGATTACAAAGCACTTAGAACAGAACGTGCACGTGTAGATTTCGTGGAGTCTGGCTTCGCACATGCTGACCAGCGTGTCCACGAGATAGCTAACGTACAGAAAGAGATTGCACAACGTGTAGATAACGCCATCTCACAAACCACCCTGTGGGACTACAACGGTGTACCCGACCCAGACAACATCCCACGCTACACACCTGACCCAGAGCCTGAG